CCGGCCAGCCGGTCGGTGCGGGAACTGAAGCAGCAGCTCGATGACCTGGCCACGGTCAGCAATGAGCTGGGGCGCCGCCGCACTGCGGTGGAAGCGTTCCTGGCACAGCAGCGCGCGGTGGAAGCGCTCGCCCTGGCGCTCGACAAGGCCAAGGGTGCCTACGAGAGCCACAAGGCGTCGATGGCCGGCGCAGCCAAAGCGACCGCCGACCAGAAGTCTGCGCTGACCCAACTGCAGAAGCAGCTCACCGCTGCGCAGACCGCATACAACCGGGCGAACGGCTCGCTGGACACGCAGAGTCGCAAGCTGGCCGACCTCGGGGTGAGCGCCGGAAGTGCTGCCGACGAACTGCTGGCACTTGCGGTCGCCGAGAACAAGGTCGATACCCTTTCGGCCAAAGCTGAGACCAACATTCGCCGCCGCGACCAGGCGCTGCGCGAACTGGCGGAGGTCAGCCGCAAGAACGCCAAGTTCGACGCCGACCTTGAGCAGCGCCTGAAGGCCAATATCAGCCTACAGGAAGCTGCCGCGGACGGGGCGCGCAAGCTCGCGCAGGCCCGGGCGCAGGCGCAGGCCATCGGCGCTGACACCTCCCGCGTGGACCGCTTTGCCGCCGACCGGCTGCGGCCGGAGGTGCTGCAGACGGCGGAACGTGCCGAGCGCGCCTACGCTGCCGCGGTGGCCGCCACACAGAAGGCGATTGCCGAGCGCAAGACGGTCATGGCCCGGGACGACTTCCGAGCCCTGGCCGCCGAAGCCAATGTGGCCGCGGCGAGCGCCCGGCAGTTGGCCTACAGCCTCAAGCTCCCAGCCCCATCGGTCAACGCCGGCCAGATTGCGGCCATCGTGGATCCAGCCAAGGCGGCCGGCCAGTCTCTGACCAGCTTGCGCCAGGTGCTCGACAAGATCGACGCCACACCTGTCGCGGGTCAGCTTGACGCCGTGCGTGCCGCTACCGTGCCGCTGTCCGAGGGGTTGAAGACGGTCGAGCGTGCCGCCAAGGGGCTGGACACCCTGGCCGCCCAGCGGGAAGTCGTCAAGGATGCGGCTGCCAGCTACCGCACGGCCCGCGACCGGCTGGCGGAACTCGCACGCCAGGTGCGTGAGAGCGAGGCGCCAAACGCGCAGCTCCTCTCACAGTTCCGCCAGCAGCAGGCCGCCACCGAGGCAGCGGGTCGCGCCTTCGGAAAAGCTGCGGGTGACATGGTGGCCACGCGGCAGACGCTGCGCGACATGGGGGTGGACACCCGCAACCTGGCGCAAGCCCAGCAGACCCTGGCCACCACCGCCACACGGATCGTGGGCGCTCAGCGCGACGCCGCCACTGTGGCCACGCTGCGGGCCGCCGCCGAGAAGGAGCTGGCAGGAAGGGTGGCCGAGAACGCCAAGCTCGCCAGCACCATTGAGGCGGGCGAACGCCGGCTGGCCGCGGCACGGAAGGTGGCTGCCGACGCGGGCGCCAATCTCGCCCGCGTGGATTCCTTCCGCGAGAGCGCCCTGCGGCCGGAGGTGCTGCGCACCGCGGAGCGCGCCGAGCGCGCCTACGCCGCTGCGGTCAAGGCCACCGGTGTCGCGCTGGAGGCTCGCAAGACTGAGCTGGCCCGGGACGCCTTCCGTGCCACCGCCGACTCGGCCACACAGGCTGCCGGCGCTGCCAGGCAGTTGGCGCGAGCCCTCGTGCTGCCGCCGATCACGATCAACACGGAGGCCATCCGCGGGATCATCGAGCCGGGCAAGCAGGCCGGGCAGACCCTGGCCGGCATCAAGCAGCAACTGGACGCCGTGGCCTCGGTCAAGGGGCAGGCGGCGACCAAAGCTCAGTTCGACCTGCTGACCGCAGCCACGGTGCCGCTGGCCGAAGGTCTGCGCCGCGTCGAGTCGGCCGCACGCGGTCTGGACGAACTGGCAGTGCGCCAGGCTGCAGTGCGCCAGGCCGGCGCAGCGTTCACGGAAGCCAAGAGCAAACTGGCGGACCTCGAACGCCAGATGCGCGCGGCCGGCGCCCCCAACGCCGAACTGGCGCGGCAGTTCCAGGCTCAGCAGGCGGCCCTCAAGCAGGCGGCCAACGAACTCGGGCAGGCCAGTGCTCGCTACCAGGAGACCCGCAACTCGCTGCGTGCCTTCGGTGTGGACACACGCAACGCCGCCGCTGCGCAGAAGCAGCTCGCAGACTCGGCCAGCAGCATCATCGCCGCCCAGAAGCGGGTCGCCGAGGCCACAGATCAGTCCACCAGGGCCTTCAAACTGTGGGGGGAAGGCGGTCGTACCACCCTCAGCTATGCGCAGCGCCTGCGTGGCGAATTCCTGTCGCTGGCTGCCAGTGCGGTCGGCCTCTACTCGGCCATCGAGGCGGGCAAGGGGGCGATCGACGCGGCGGTGGGGCGCGAGCAGACCACAAAGCAGTTGGTGCTCATCACCGGCAGTGCTGATGCCGCCAAGGTCAAATACCAAGAACTGAAGGCGGTTGCCAACGAACTGGGGATCGAGTTCACCAAGGCCAGCAAGGGTTACACGGACATCGCCTTTGCCGCCAAGGAGGCGGGAGTCGGAGCCGGCGAGGTCGATCGGTTCTACAAGAACTTGCTGCTCACGGTGCGCGACCTGAACCTGACCGGGGAGCAGACCGATCGCGTGTTCCTGGCGGTCAGCCAGATTTTCTCGAAGAACAAGCTGTCGAGCGAAGAGTTGGGGCAGCAGTTGGGCGAGTCGCTCAAGGGCATCCTGGGCATCTCGGCGCAGGCCAGCGGCCTTATGGCCAAGGACTTCCAGAAAGCACTGGAGACCAGCTCGTTCTCGGGCGATGCGATCATCGCAATCATCGACAAGTACCGGGAGAAGTTGGACGGCCTGGGCGCGCAGTCCGATGGCTACGTGCAGGCGCAGGCCCGCTTCAACACGGCGGTCAACGACCTCAAGCTGGCACTGGCCGACACCGGGTTCCTGGACAGTTTCACCAAGCTCATCAAGAGCCTCACCGAGGGGATCAACCGCGGCGAGTTCCAGGGGTTGGTTGACGGCATCGGGCTGGCCTTCCGTGGGTTGGCAGAGGCCGCCCGCCTGGTGTCCGAGAACCTGGAGCCCGTGCTCTTCCTCATGGGCGGCCTGGTGGCGCAAAAGATCCTCATGGGGCTGCTCGCGCTGAACGCACTACTGGTCGCCAGCGGAGGGGCTGCCGCATTCGTGTCCACCAGCATGAGTGTGGTTGCCGCCAGCACGACGGCCGCGGCCACCGGGTTGAGCCTGGCGCTCGGGGCGGGAGTTGTCGCTGCCGCGGCGGTGGCGTACCTCGACCGCGAGTTCGCCACCTTCCACGAGACGGTGGTGCTGGTGGTCGGCGGTCTGAGTGAGATGTTCGGCCTGTTCACTGCAAGCTCGCCCACCGAATGGGCCGAGCGTGCCTCCAAGGCCATGGGCCGGCTCAAGGAGCAGGCGGCTCAGGTGGCGCTGGCGTGGGGCGGCGGCGACAAGAAGGTTGAGCCTGCAGCACCCTCCGTGCCGGCAGGGCGCACCGGCACCTCGCAGCTTGAGGACTACCAGAAGCGGCTGGAGGCCGAGAAGATGAAGGCTCAAGCTCAAGCGGGAGCCATCAAGTCCATCGACGACGACCTGCAGAAGGCGATCACCAAGGTGCGCGCGAAGGAAGCCGAGAACCGCGGCGACACGCTCAGCAAGGTCAAGGCAGACTTCGAGGACACGCAGAAGGCCATCGACGAGCTGGCGAAGACAGACGCCAAGCTGGCCGCCCAGAAGCAGAAGCAGCTCGACGACGTGATCCGCGCCACCGCAGCGGCCAACGCGCCGAAGGCCAGCATCAAGGACATGCGCGCCGCCAACGCCGCCGTCCTGGAGCAGATCACCAACAGCATCAATGCCGCCAAGGCTGATGTGGAGGCCGGGCTGAAGGCGCTCGACCGCACATACCAGTTGAGCCTGGTCAGCATCGAGGAGTACTACCGCAAGCGCATCGCTGCCGCTCGCCAGACCGAGCAGATCGAGGTTGACGGCTACCTCAAGCAGATCGCCATCCTGGAGACGACCCGGGCGAAGGACCCGCAGGCCGCCAAGCAAATTGAAGCACTGTGGGGGAAGGTCACTGCGGCTGCCCAGGAGAGCGCGCTCAAGCAGCAGGAGGCCGTGGACGCGATGGACGCGGCCCTCAAGCAGGCCCGTACCGCCGCCGCCCAGACTGAGGAGGCGCTACTCAAGCTGCGCGGCGACAACCTGACCCCGGCGTTGCGCGAAGCCGGCCGCGAGTACGAAGGGCTGGTGCTGGCCGCACAGAAGCTCAGTGGCGTCGAGCGTGACCGGGCGCAGGCCATCGCCGAGCAAACCTTCGCCTTGCGCTCGCAGATGGCTCAACTTGAGGCGATCCGCGCGCAGGGCGACTACCTCAACCAGGCCACACAGGCGGCCATCGACAGCAGCAACCTCGGACCTTGGGCGCAAGCCGCAGCGCAGGAGGAGGCCAACCGGGCGCAGGTGGCTCGCCTGCAGGAGATTCAGGCTCGGTATGTGGCCATGGGTGCGGCAGGCACGCAGGCAGCGCAGCAGATCGGCCTGGAGTTGATCCGGCTCGGAAGTCAGACCGACCTGGTTGCCGACAAGATCGCCGGCATGGCGAAGGCTGCCACCACGGATCTCATCGCGGAGATGAGCAAGCGCGGCACCAACGTCAGCGACTGGTTTGGTGCCTTCGGCAGGTCGCTGGCCAACAGCCTCGCAAGCGCATTCGCTGACGAGGCGTCGAGCATGATGGCCGCCGCCGTCAAGGACGCCATCAAATCCATGCGCAGCGCGGCCGACAGTTCGGGTGGCTGGGGGAGCCTGCTGGGGGGCCTGCTGGGTAGTGGGGGGTCATCTGGCGCCAGCGCAGGGGTGGACTACGGCCAGTTCTTCCACACTGGCGGCACGGTCGGTTTCGGCGGCGGAGGGATGCGCCGCAGCCTCTCGGCAAGCCCCATGCGGCTCGCCGCCGCCGTGGCATCTGCGCCGCGCTACCACACGGGCGCTGCCGGGCTCGGCTTGCGCAGCGACGAGGTGATGGCCGTGCTCAAGAAGCGCGAGGAGGTGCTGGCCGCCAACGACCCGCGCAACATCCTCAACGGCGGTGCGGCAGCGGGCGGCCAACCGGTGGCGCCGACCAGTCAGCCCTCGATCAAGATCATCAACACCATCAACCCGGTGGATGTGGTCAACGAGGGCCTGGGTACTGCGGCCGGGGAAAAAGTCATGGTCAACGCCATTGCGCGCAACAGCAAGACCATCCGGAAGGTGTTGGGTGTTTGACAAGTGACGCTGCCGTCATTAAGATTGCACTCATCAACTTCTGGAGAATCGCACATGACACACGACGAACACATCATTTGGCGCTACCGAGCAGCTACCGGTAGCCGTATTGAGGATGCGGTTGCGTACTGCATTGCTTTTGTCGAATCCAGAACGAACGCCACGGTGCGGTTCGACTTCAATGGCGTAGACGTTGAAGTCGTCAAGGGTTCCACCGAAGATTCTGTCGTGAAGGAGTATCACCGCGCGATCTCGGAGCGTAATGAGGCGTACCGCAACTCGCCGGAGTATGCGGCGAGGCGGGCTGCCTACGAAGCCAAAAAAGCTCAAGAGAAAGCTCAACTGGAGGCGTACCTGGAAGTTGCGCCGAGCGAGATGACGGTGTCCAACCGTGATCGCTATGTGGCGCTTGTCAAGGCGAATTCTGACGATGGTGTTGGGATACTCAACTACGCGCAGCGCTTGGCTCGCATCGTCGAGGGTCGGATGGCCGCTGGTGAAACCTTCGAGTCCTGCTGGCCGTCCTCGGCTCAAATCGCAGACGTCGAAGGAATGAGCGGGGCGTCATATTCCTTCGCCGTCCAATTTTTGCGCGAAACGTGGGTTCACGGCGCGAAGGTGGTGTGAAATGACACACGACGAACTGCGATCCGTGGTGCTGAACCACGTCCCCCTGGCCTACCAGCGCCTCCTGTTGGAGGCGGTGGAGCGGCTGCGGTCAGCACCGGTCGTCCCGCTGACCCCCGAGCAGCTCGACGCGGAGCTGCCGGGGTATCTGGAGAACGAGGGGCAGGCATGACCACGCTCCAAGAACAAGCCCGCGCCGCGGCGCGGAATCACATCTGGCCGGGAGATCCGCTTCCGGTCCTGCTGCGCGCCCTGGCCGACAAGATCGAAGAGCTGCGCATGCTGGCACACACCCAGGATGAGAAGCCGAAATGAAGACTCCCGCCATTGCCGCCGCGCTGGCACTCCTGACCGCCGCCGCATCGGCCGCCTACGTCACGAGTGACTGCCAGGGTCGCCCTTTCTCTGGCAAGTGCACCCTGGTGATCTGGCCGGACTGGTGCCCTGAGCCGCCCCCACCGTCTCGGGTCAAGGTGCCGCAGCCAAAGCGACCGGCCAGCGCCCCGGCTCCAACTTCCTGCAAGGCCCCAGGAAAATGACACCCTACGCCTTTGGCGGCACCGGCACCGCCCTACTGTGGCCGTACCCTCACAACTGGCAGTCCCCGGCCAGCGAGCGGCTTGAGTGGAAGACTTGGATCCACCGGTCGCAGTCGGGCGCCGAGCAGCGGACAGCTTTGCGCGCCGAGCCGCGGCTGGCCATGGGGTTCAACCACCTGCTGACCGACCACCGTGCCGGCCACATGCTGCGTCAGAACCGCGGTCTGCACTGGGCGGTGCCCGCCTGGTGGGCGGCCAGCACGCTGACCGCTGCGGCTGGAGACACCCTGGCCCTCAGCCGCCCGACCGACACACTGTGGCCTGCTGGCGGATGGGCGCTCCTGTGGCGCAGCGCTGACGACTTCGAGCTGGCCGAGATCGACTCACTCAGCACCGACTCGCTGCTGCTCACGGCGGCGGTCAGCGGCGACTGGCCGGCCGGAAGTTTGGTGCTGCCGCTGCACGAGTGCGTCCTGGAGTCGGTGAGCGACATGGCGCCGACCGATGGGGTGCACGTCCTGCAATGCTCCTGGCGTGTGGTGCCGGGCTCAGGCACGGTGCTGGAGGAGCCGGCGACCGGAACCGACTGGGCGACAACATTCCCGACCGGCACCAGCGCTGCAGATCCCCGGGCACACCTGCTGGTGGGCGGCTCGCTGCACAACTGGCGCGAGCAGCTTTCCCTGGTCTACGAGGCCGATGTGGAGGAGTGGGACGCCGGTGGCAACTTCACCTCGCGCCGGCTGGCCAGCGACTTGCCGCGCGCCACCTGGTCGGTCAGCCGGCTGCTGCGTGGCACCGAGATTGCCCAACTGCGCAACTTCCTGGCGGCACACCGCGGCAGCGCCGTGGGCTTCTACGCCACCAACCCGACCGCCGACCTGGAGGTGCTGAGCCTGGTCGGCGACACGCTGACGGTCACCGAGCTGGGCGAGGAGTTCCCCGGGGTGCTGCTGGGCGCGCAGGCGTTCGCCGCGCGCCTGTGGGACGCCGACACAGTGCAGCTTGACGGCGACCTCACCGGTGTCGATACCTCGAACCCTCGGCTGGTGAGCGCCGTGCGCCTGGCTGCCGACGCCGTGGAGATCACCCACCACACGGCAGGCGTGGCCGAGGCCCTGCTGCCCATCATGACGACCGTCGCGCCGGCAGTGACTGCCCTTCCGACTCTGCTGCTGCACTTTGACGGCAATCTCACAGATGCCGTCAGCGGCGAGGTGTTCACCGGAGCGACCCCCACCTGGGTCGCCGGAGTCTTCTCGCAGGCCATGCAGGGTGCGGGTGGATCGACCGGTGCGGTCAGCGGCGCGTGGACAACCAGCTTCTCGCTGGCCGGAGAGCCCTTCACGTTCGAGTTCCGGGTGTACCGCACCGGCACGCAGGGCGGCATTGTGGCCAGCAAGAACTACTGGTCGAGCGAGCCGAATTCCGGGAACTTCCGGGTGGACTGGGCGGTGAGCATCGACGGCAGCAATGGGCAGATTGGCTTCTCGTGGTCGCATCGTGACAGCCCAAACTCCCCGCGGAGCGTGGACTCTGACACAGGGCTCATCGGAACCGGGGCCTGGCACGCCGTGGCCATCACGGACGACGGTGCGCTCATGCGCTTCTACATCGACGGCCTTCTGGTGCGCAGCGTCACCTCCCCCAATCTGCACAGCACCTACCCTCTCGACTCCAGCGGCGCCCAGGTGGCACTGTTCGGCGCACTGTCCGGGTTCTTGGGGCCTACCCCGAACTGGGGAGCCGGGACGTTCAGCGGAATGCGGCTGGACGAGTTCCGGCTGACCATCGGAAGGGCTCGCTACACGGGTGCCAGCTACACTGTGGCCACGGAGCCGTTCACCGCATGACCTACGCCGCGCAAGACCTCTCGATTGACGACGGGGCGCCCTACGAGACTTTCGAGTTCGTCGTGGGGTCCACCTCATGGAAGTACACCAACCACGCCGTGGATGTCGGCGAGTTCGTCGCGGTGCCGATCCACCGGGGCCAGATATCCCAGGGTGGCGGCAGCATCGGTGCGACTGCCACCATCGAGGTGTCCGATGAGAACCCCCTGGCCGTGGCGCTCAACGCCGGCCTGACGGTGCGACCGGTCGAAGTGACGGTGAGGCGCTACCACCGCACGGACGCCAGCGGTGAGGCGGCTGTCATCTTCAAGGGGCTGGTCACCGGGATCAGCTTTGACGGCCCGAAGGCGAGCATCCCGTGCTCCAGCCGCTTCACCCTGGCCAGCCGCCGCCGCGTGCCCTGGGTGACCTACCAGGCCGGGTGCAACCTGGAGTGGGCTGGCACGCGGTGTGGGGTCAACAAGGCGACCTACGCCGTGACCGACACGGTGACCCAGACCGGCCGCACCCTCACCGCGAGCGCCGCGGCAGGTTTCGATGACGGCTACTTCAGCGGCGGGTGGGTCGAGCGTGCCGATGGTGAGCGACGCTTCATCGACAACCACACGGGGTCGTCCCTGCTACTGCAGATGCCCCTGGCCGCGGTGAGTTCGCTCGGCGAAGAGGTGACCCTCTACCCGGGTTGCCAGCGCACCGAAGCGTACTGCGCCAGCACCTTCAACAACCTGCCCAACTACCTTGGTTGGTCACGGCTGCCCAGCATCAACCCGTTCAACCGCTCGGCCTACTACCTGGGCGGAGTGACCGACATCCCGGACCCGGGCGACACCTGGGAAATCCCCGGCGGCTACCTGCTCGTGCTGGAGGACAAGACGTTCGAGCTTGACCCAGGAGTGGCGCACACGGAAGTCCTCACGTCAACTCTGAGCTTCACGCTTGAGTTCACCGCGACGGGCTATGTGAAGCTCAATATCGGCGGAATGCAGGTTACGGCAAGCGGCGGCCAGTGGATTACTCCGAAAAACCCCACGTCAGACATTCCTGCGTTGTTCGATGTGTATGTCGAAGACCCTGTTATTACGTCGCGCTTCGGGTCGCACACCCCAGGGTCCCTGGTCAACTTCGAATCATGGAAAGACATGACTTCTGGAGTGAGCCTTTCCGGCAACTTCCTGCTGCCGCAGGTGAACACCGATGAGGCCTACACCTTGGAATTCACCATCCGCATCCGCGACAAAGCGGAAAGCCTTGTGCGGGCGGCCAACGTGCTCACCGTCGAGCGGACATTCCGGCCTTACGTCGAACGGTAGTGTGTAATGGGTGCGTTTTTTATATCCCTCCTCTGGTCGGTAGTTATCAGCCTCGTCGCCAGGGCGGTATTTGAGCCCGACTCTGCATCACAAGACCCGACAGCGGCCAACACGATGGGGGACGTGGACGCCCCGACCATCGATGAGGGCACGGCGGTCCCGCTGATCTACGGGTCAATGTTGACCGGCCGCCAAAATGTCTCGTGGTATGGCGGACTTGTCAGCTCGCCGATTGAACAAGGTGGATACGTCACCGGATACCACTACAGTATCAGCGCGCAGCTTTCCCTCTGCCTCGGCCCGATCACGGCGATCCGAGAGATTCGCTGCAATGATGTGGTAATCCCGGCTGCCAACATGACGGTCACGGAGAGTACCGACTATTGGGATTACGTCATTGACGCCCCCGAGCTGATGGGCGGTGACAAAAAGGAAGGTGGCATTTCGGGCGAGATGCGGGTCTATAAGGGCACCAGCACCCAAACCAGCGACCCGGAATTGACCACACTGGTCAACAGCCTGATTCCAGCGTACCGCGATATTGCATATGCGTTCATGCAGCAGATGTACATCGGCACCAGCACAAGGCTGCCCGCCGTGTCGTTTCTGGTTGAGCGATTTCCGACCATCCCGACGCTCAGCGATACCTACAAAATCATCGGCACCAACCGCGACGCCAATCCGGTCGCTGTGATCTACGACCTGATGACCCGAGAGTTGGGCGGGGCTGGGGTGCCTGACGACCAGTTTGCGACGGCAAGCTGGCTCGCGGCAGCGGCCACATGCCACGGCGAGGGTCTCGGCGTGTCGCTGACGATCAGCAGCGCGTCCGACCTGGACAGCGTGGTCCAGTCGCTGCTGAAGTACATCGACGGGGTGATCTACGACGACCCGGCAACCGGCCTGATCGACATCAAGCTGGTGCGCGAGGCCGACCTGGAGTCCGCGGCGCTGCTCACGACGGCCGAGGTGAGCCGTGTGAGCGTCAGCAGGATGAGCTGGACGGAGCTGTCCTCCACGGTGAAGGTGACCTACACCGACCCGTCGCGCAACTGGGAGACCGGAGGTGTGATGGCCCAGAACTCCGCGCTGGTCCAGTCGCTGGGCGGCGCGGTCACCCTGGAGTCCTACGACTCGCCCGGCTTCACCGACTCGGCCGTGGCACAGTCGAGCGCCGAGCGCCTGCTGCGCACCCTCAGCTACCCGCTGAGCAAGGTGGAGGTGACCGGCAACCGCGCCCTGGCCGCGCTGCGTGCCGGCGCACCCTTCCGCCTGCAGTGGTCCCGCCCGAGCATCGACGCCTACTACCGTGTCACGCAGATCAGCTACGGCGACTCGCTGGACGGCACGATCACCGTGAGCGGTGTGGAGGACACCTTCGCGGCAGCGGCCAACACCTTCACGCCACCAGGTGGCAGCGGCTGGTCGAGCGACGGCGCCGCGGCGCAGCCCATCACCCGTTCGCTGCTCATCGAAATGCCCTACCGGCTGCGCCAGGTGAGCGCCCGGTCGGTGATCTACGGCGCGCAGGCCCCGAGCATCGCGCACACCGGGTTCTACGTGGACGGCACGCTCTACACCTTCATGAGCGTGGCACCCCTGACCTCCAGCATTTCGCAGTGGACCGGCGCCACGCTCACCAGCCTCACCCTGGCCACCACCGCTGCAGCCGATGTGATTACCCCCACCAGCACGGAGTACGACGCGGGGGATGCGCTGTTGCTGGTGGGCGGTGAGCTGATGGCCTACCGCACGGTCACACGGGGCTCAGGCACGATCACCTTCGGCACCCTGGCGCGCGGGGTGCTCGACACCGTGCCGCGCGCGTGGCCTTCCGGCACCCAGGTGGTGATCCTCAAGACGGCCCGGGTGCGGCAACTCCTCGACCTGACAAGCGACAGCACGGTGACCGTCTCGGCGCGCACCGCGACTGCTGACGATGTGCAGACCGAGGAGGAAGCCACGGTATCCAGCCTCACGACTGCCAGCCGCGCCCTGCGGCCGGCACCGCCCGGGGCGCTCACAGTTGGTGGCACGCTCTGGGGTGCCGGCCCGCATGCAGCCGGCGTCACGGTGAGTTGGGCGCCTCGCACGCGGCTGGACAACCTGCTGCGCCTTCAGACTGACACGGGGCTCACTGCCGAGGCCGGCACCGACTACGTGCTGCGGGTCTACTCCTCGGACGGCACCACCCTGCTGCAGACCTACACCACCAGCAGCACCTCGCAGGCCATCGCCGAGACGGGTAGCCTGTCCATCACCCTCCACGCGCGCCGGGACGGCCTGGAGAGCTACCAGGGGCACCGGCTGGCCATCTCGGTCACCGCTCCGCCGTCCAACCTGCTGCTGGAGAGCGGCGACAACCTGCTGCTGGAGAGCGGCGACAACCTGCTGCTGGAGGCATAATGGCCGCCATGTACGACATCGGAAACAAGCCGGCCCTGGCTCGACTCACGATCACCGCAGGTGATGACTGGTCGCGCACGGTGGGTGTAACCGGTGTCGATCTGACTGGAGCGACCCTCCGCGGCCAGATCCGGCGCACGGTGGGTGGGACGACAGTCGCCGCAATCACATGCTCGATCACCGACTCCGACAGCTTCACGGCCAGCTTCACGGCCCCCTCGGACGGGGGATGCTCGGACTCCGACCCGGCCTCGAAGTACGTCGGCGAGATTGAATTTGTGGACAGCCTCGGCCGCGTCTCCACATGGTTGAGGCTCGACATCCGCGTGATCTCGGAGGTGGCCAGTGCAACTTGATGTCACCGCTGGACCGGCGATCACGCTGACGGGGCTTGATGACGCCCCGCAACTGCAAGTCACTGCCGGCCAAAACCTCACGCTCAACATTGCTGCCGACCAGGGTCCTGCCGGACCTCCGGGCAGTCAGATCACCGCAACCGCTGGCGCCACGCTCAACGGTCACCGGGCTGTGGCCTACGGCTCTGACGGGCGCCTGGTGCACGCCGATGCCGGCGAGCTGGACCATGTGTTCGCGTTCGCCGGTGTTGTCACTGAAGCAGCGGTCGAGGGCGAATCGTTGCCTGTGCACGGACCTGGCGAGGCGCTCGAATTTTCCGGCTGGTCCTGGTCTGCCGGCCCCGTGTGGTATGGGACTGCCGGGCAGCTCACCCAAACGCAACCCGCAGGCTACCCGCGCGTCATTGGGCGCGGGGATGGCGCGCGACTCTTTC